AGTGGAAGCGAAGATACTACAGTTTCGATTATTCTCTCTCGTGAACACGCATTGGCGTTGTACGAAGCGCTAAAGCTCTCGCTCAATAAATAAGTGAGGAGTGACTCACCATGAGTGAGATATCTAAAGCGGTCGGTCAGTGGATCGTTGCGAACGTTGGCTGGTCTGTAATTATTTTTCTATTTATTCTTTCAGGTTTATTCAAGATTGTAAAGATTGAAATCAATCCAATCGGTTGGCTTGTTGGATATATAGGAAAAGCTTTAACCAAGGATGTTCGCAACGACATTTCTGAATTAAAAACATCTACTGATCAAAAATTTAAAGACATACAAGAAGATCGAATAAGTAAAATAGCTGAACTTAAAAGCGATTATGATCAGAAAATAAAAGATCTGCGAGAAGATTTAGACGCATTCGAAAGCGTAGCAAAAGAAAAACTTATTCTTGTTCGTGAAGAAAGTTCTATGAATTGCGATCATGTCACTACGCGGTTAGATGAGATGCAAAGATCAAACGACATGCAGACGGTGCGTCAGATCAAAGCTCACGTATTAGATTTTGCAAATTCATGCTTGAATAAACACAAGCACACGAAGAAAGACTTTGACAATATTATTTCAGAGAATCAAGAATATGAGGCACTTGTGGCTAAATATGGTTTAGTAAACGACGTTTATACAGAAGACTTTAATTATATTATGAAGGTTTATCACAAGTGCCAAGAAGAAAACAGCTTTCTTAAAGAAAGCGATGACGAATAACGAAAGTTAGAGGGTGGTTTCTTTGGCAACAAAACTTGCGGTTAAAGCGAAAGAAGCATTTATGCAATACTCAAAGAAGATGTGTACCAGAGTTACCATCTTCTGGATGATATATCGTATTGTGAATTTTGTCGTTGTTCTTCTTCGTCCTGAAGTAGCTCATTCATTAGTGGAGTTAAGTACAGGCGTAGATACTATTATGATAGTTAACATAGGTTTTTATACTGGTAATTCTGCAACAGAAAAACTTGCAATAGCATTCGGCAAAAGAAAAAGTCTTTACAGTTCAGATGATGAACCAGACAAAAAAGAAGACAGTGATATTGTAGACGAAGAAGACGAAGAAGAATGCTAATAAATAAGGTGGTGATCAAAATTGGAAAACAGTAATATAAGAATTATGCGTTTAGCAAAAGGCAGGCTGAATCAAACTAAATATTTGTTTCAGTATGATTACGGACAAAGATTAGTCTTTACAGATGTCGAACTGCCAGATGCTTATGAAGTGCATTTTAGCAACCAAGAACATGGACAAAGCAAAACAATGATTGGAGATTCAACTGGTGTTGATATTCCAGATGAATATCTTCTGTCTGGTGAAGATATTTATGTTTGGCTTTATTTACACAATGGTTTAACAGACGGAGAAACAGAATACATGGGTGTGATCAATGTAAAAAAAAGAGCGCAACCTACAGATGATGTTCCGACACCAGAACAACAAAGCGTTATTGATCAAACCATTGCTGCTTTAAATAACAGTATTGAAGAAATCCCACAAGTCATTGACACAGCCCTCCAAGAAGCAAAAGAATCTGGTGAGTTCAAAGGCGACCCAGGAGCGCCCGGTCCAGACGGGTTTTCTCCGTCTGCTTCTGTCAGTAAAGTAGGTAGAACAACTACAATTACAGTTACAGATAAAACTGGGACGACAACCGCCCAAGTTTTAGACGGCGATGACGGTGGATTTTCGCCAATTGCCAACGTGAACAAAAGCGGAGACACGGCGACAATTACTATTACGGATAAAACAGGAACGACAACTGCTCAGATTAATGATGGACAAGATGGTGCTGATGGACAAGATGGATTCTCTCCTGTTGCATCTGCTAGTAAATCTGGCAATGTGACAACTATTAGTATTACTGATAGAACAGGCACAACAACAACAGAAATAGTGGACGGTATTGATGGACTGGATGGATTCTCTCCGATTGCTTCAGTGAGCAAAAGTGGAAGCACAACTACCATCAGTATCACAGACAAAAACGGCACGACTACGGCTGAAGTTACAGATGGCGAACCAGATCCAGTCGTAATTGCGTCTGCAGTTGATGACTGGTTAGACGATCATCCAGAAGCCACTACTACCGTTGAAGATGGCGCAATTTCAAGAGCAAAGCTTAATGCAGATCTTCAGGCAAAGACAGACTCTATACCAGAAACTAATAATATTCTTGATGAGTATGTTTACATCAGAACTGATGGCAACAAGAAGAATACTTTCACAGCGGGCGAAATGGAAAACGCAGGAATATTCAGTGTTGTTGTTCCACAGACGTTGTCCGAGAGTACAGAATATGTTGTATTCCAAGAAGATCTTTGTCCACCACTGGATGCATATCATGCGTCAAGCGTTATGTATTCAAAAAATGTCGGTAACGCTCTGGTTGTTAACGGAACTGCGCAAACTACAGTTTGGTATTATGGCAGGTTTGATCAAACAGATACATATAGCCCAACATCAGCTATAGCACTTGGTGATACGGTATATTTATTAGCGACCGCATCGGGTTCATTTACACCTGCACAGGGTGAAACCGAAATGGTTAAACTGTTTATGAATAATTATGACAGTGGTGGGACTAACAGAGCGCAAATAAACGGAATTATGACATCTTCTGATACAGTAAAAATTTTATCCAGTACAATGCCTTCTGATATTTCAAAGATTAGTGTATGGATAAGATTAGCTCCTGGCACCTATGAAGACTTTACAATTCGTTGGATGGCATATAAAAATGAAACAGTGCAGGAATATGATATCAGCAACGGATTAGTGTTAAAAGACTCAGAGGCAGGAACAAACGGTTTAACTATGCTGCCTGTTGATGGGTATATGGAAACATTCGTCAATACAAAAGAATATATCGACAAGTATCCATACTACATTACACCCAAGATGTTTGGTGCTGTTGGCGACGGAATCACAGACGACTCAATGGCAGTACAAGAAGCCTTTGACTATGCTGCACAGCACAAACAGCCTTTATACATCTCAGACGGTGTGTATTATATCCATGAAGTAGAGCTGCGCAATGGATATACGTATAATGTATTTGGATCAGTCGTACCAAGACCGGATTGGAATGTTGCTCCAAACAAAGGTTTGTATATTAAAAAAGATACCTGTGGTTTTATCGGCATCGCCGCAAACAATAGCACATCATTCGACGCGTTTCCAAAAGTCAGGATCTTTATGTCTGATGTGACAATTAAAGGTGAAAATAGTACGACTGGATACCCGACAGTATTCAAAGATATTGTCTTCACAGACAGTACATTCGATAACATAAATGCTTCATATCTTAGGTGTTTCATTGACGGTGCTGTTATTGGTAACTCACTAATAACAAACTGTAAACTGTTAGCAGTGCATAACAGCGTTTTTAAATCCTGGGGATGCACTTATGGAATTCACGGCGATCCTGATTTTACAGACGCAAGAATATGTCACAATTACTTTTCCGGTATGGTAAAGGGACTTGGAAACTTGTACTTCCCGACAGTGTTTGATACTCCGACCGCATTATATAATAACTTTTTCAGCCATAACTTTGTTGGAAATATGTGGGCAGTAGTTGGTGTAACATCTACAACAACCAATAAAGTAAGACTCAATGGCTGGAACTCTGATCACAACATCTATAGTTTTGTGCCTTATTTCGGATGGAATAAAATTCCCAATTCAGAAGAACCTATAGTGTTAGAACTGTGCAATTTCCACGCAGACAGCATTTGGTATGCAAGTGCAAGAGCAATCATCGATAACCCAGAAGGTAGAGCTTACTTTGATGATTATTCAAACGAGCCAAGAATCACAGGAGACGCAATACACTTCTTATCAGGAGCAGAGTTTTCATATGTTAACGTTACAGATATAATTCTGCGTATGTCTGACACCCTCTTGGAAGACGTGGTGAGTTTACATGCTGTCAACCTGTTAACTGTTAATTCTTATGCAAGCGCACAAACAGACGAAGAGCGTATTTTTGAACTTAACTGTGTTGCACACGCATTTGACACCAAGATACCTCTCGAAGATTATACTGAATATGCGGACATTTATGTGTTTGACAATATTCCATCTTGGAACAACCGAACAGTTAACAGTTTACCTACAATCCAAGATAGTAACTATAGGTATGTGCTTGAAAAGCAAACTTGTTATTATAACAACAAGTTATATACATGCCTTAACAACACTTGGGTTGAATCTGCAGGCACAGTCGAAGATGGCAGCGTTACGCTGGCAAAGCTTGATCCTGATCTCAGCAGCAACATTGTTATTTATGAAGCATCTGAAGGTAAACACACATTCACTGCTCAGGAAATGACAAGTGCAGGAGACTTTAAAATCTCTATTCCTGCTCAAACTGGAACTGATTATGAGTATGTATCATATTTACCAGATTTGATTCCGCCATATGATGCTTATAGTTATCCAGGTGTTGTATATTCAAAACCCGTAGGGAACGTGCTTACCTTAAACGGGACAAGAAGCAGCGACGTGGACTACTACGGGAAATACAACGACAGTTGGAATGTATCTCCGAATTATACGATCAACAGTGGAGACAAAGTAACGCTCTTTGTTCACTTTGACGGTACGGTCGAGCAGGACGTAGGAGCGACCCAGACGATTGTTGTCTGGATGAACCTGAATTACTCAGGCGTTACGAGTACGCAGAAATACATTGTTCTGGCTCCCGGAGTTCATTACGGGACGGTCACCGCCACAGCGGCAGCGGACGTTACGACGATGAACCTTACAGTTACAATTAAACCAGGTACTTATACAAATTGTAAATTATGTTGGGCTGCTGTTAAAACAGATGATGTAAGTCTTGTTGACGCTACGAGCGGAATTACTCTGAGTGATTCTACAACAGGCAAGAATGGCATCACTATGATCCCGATCAATGGTAGCATGATCACAATGGCAAATACCAAAGAATATGTCGATAACCATCTGCCAGACGACGTTATCACAGAAGACGATTTGGATTATATCACGCCTGAAATGTTTGGTGCTGTAGGCGATGGTGTTGCTGATGATTCAGTTGCTATGCAGGCAGCAATGAATTATTCTGCGTTGCATCATAAACCAATCAATGTGTCCAAAGGTGTGTACAAAATTGGCGACATCAATCTGTATAATGGAAATAGCTATGAAATATACGGTTCTTTCTATGCTGAGACGCCAAACTGGAATGGCAAACCAGTCACAGGACTGTACATTAAAAACGATTGTGCTGCTGGTTTTGTCGGCGTTCGTCTGTCAGAAGAATACACAGCATCATCGCTTCCGGTGATTAAATTTGTAATACGAGACACTACTGTTAAAGGCGAAAACGGTTCCAATTATCCGACATTCATGAAAGATGTTTCATTAACAAATAGTCGATTCCTTCATGTTGGTGCACATTATTTATCCTGTTTTATTTTCGGAATGATTATGGGTTCTACGTTGATTTCTGACTGTGAACTTGAAGAGATTACAGAGTGTGCATTTAGAGGATGGTCGAATCATTATGGCTCCAATACTGCAGCGTTTACCGATTCTCGTATTATAAATAACCAGTTTAGCGGCATGACAAAAGGTCTTGGTTCATTGTTCTATCCGACAGTGTTTGAAGGATATAACTTTGCTGATAACTTCTTTTATGGAAATTTCATAGCAAATTTCTGGGCAGTAATTGAGACTCCAATTGGATTAATTGATTCATTTATTTCAAATAATAATATTTATACATTTACGCCTTATTTTGCGTTGTATAGAGGAGAAACACCGTCCGACATTATGCTGTCTGCTTCCAACATTGCAAACGACCAGATATGGTACGCAGGCGTTGAGCCTCTTACCAATACAGCAGAAGGCAAAATGTATTTTGATGATTTTAATGGTGACACAAGATTAACTGATGAACATATTCATTTCTATAACTTTGACGCTGTGAGAAGCAGCAATATTAGAGATGTTATAACGAGATGGAGCGAACCTCTGTTAAAAGATGTTATTAAAATGAGGTATACAACCTTTACCAGAGCATTCAGTTATTGTGTGTACCCATCTGGCACAACAGAGCCTGCTGAAGAAGCAGAGGCTGCGGCAAATGCTTTCGTTACGAAGTTCTTAGCTTCGGACTACAACGACAATATGGATGCTTATATTGGATCAAAGATTATGGCACTAGATGGAAGAGTTGCGTTGACACTTCCAACAATTGAAGATAGCACTTACCGGTATGTTCTTGACGGACAAACATGTTATTACAACAATAAACTTCTGACTTGCCGTGGAACAAATTGGTACGATGCTATGGGTAATATTGTATCGTAAGGTATTAGAGATCGAATCTATCGGTCTCTTTTACCTATTAATTATGCAAAGGAGGATAAGACAATGGTTAGACCAACAAGTCCTGTTTTTAGTTCAGGGGATGGCGTTGTTCATACGAACTTTGCCGGATTAAGCACAGACACCAAACCAACGACTGATCTGGCTACTGGTTGTCTGTTTTTAGAAATAGACACAGGTGACGTATACGCCTATAACGAGGTCGGCAACTCTGATTCTAAATGGCTGAAGATTGCCGAACTTGGTGGGAGTGGTTCATAATGGATTTAATGACACTTATGTTTTTAAAAGCTGCTGGAGCGGGCAAACCAAAAGGTCCAGTTAACTTGTTGAATGTAAAAAGTTACCAATACAACAGCGGTATTTATGCACCCAACGTATCAAATGGACGCATTGACGATACATCTATTGCGTCTGGCAATGGTGATTATATTGTATGGAGTCAAGTGTTCCCTGCAGGCACATATACTTTCTCGTTTAAATACAAGGGCACCGGACTTAAAGGTGTTCGATTCTTATGTACCAAAGAGATCCCAGATTCTTCTTATCTTTCCTTTTATCATTCATATTGGAAAGATCTCTCTGGCAATGAAATTACTATTGAACTTGACGAAGAGTTTTCCATAGGCATTTGCGAACTCACAGCTAGCGGTCATGCAACTGAGCCGGGGATAGTATACGATATCATGTTTGAAACAGGTGATACTGCACATGAATATGTTCCGTATATTGAGGAAAACAATCTTGTTAATTATGGAGAGTTTCTAAAGAATACGAATCTGACAGTAGACGGATTTGAAGTGTATGGAACGAATTATAATTTTAGAAACGATGCTCAAAAATACATGCTTAAAGAAACTATTCCTGCCGGAAGCGTGGTAAAAGTTTCGTCAAGATTCTATAGTGAGAACAACGACGGTGACACTGGAGGACTTGTATTCCGTTTAGGATACGCAGGATCGGATGACTACTTGAATGTTTGCACGTTTGTGAATAGTCAAGCTACGCTCGATGTCGGCGGCGCTACAGTAACAGTCTCGCAGGATTGCGATAACTTGCAGTTTGGATGGAACACTGGATATAATACTGTTATGCATTTGCGTGATCTTGTTGTAGAAGTAATAAAATTTGACAAAAACATATTTAGTATGGATGAATTTGCCGGGTTGAATCATATCACATATGTTGATGGAGTTGCGTCAGCAACATCAGATCATTTCAACTGTGGTGGGCATTGCTACAACCTTACAGAAACAATTCCTGCTGGGAAAATGTTTAAAGTAAAAGCAACGGCAAAGGTAACAGACGGTGGAAACGAAGACACATGGGGTTTAAGAATTCAAGCGTTCTTCTCCGACAATACAAACACCGATTTCTGGCATTTTAATGAACTTGATACTGATTGGACGACAATGCAAGGCACTTATACGCTTGCAAAAGATGTTATAGGTTTAAGGTTTAGTTATGCAAACTATCCTAATAGCGTATGGCACTTGAAAGATATTGTCGTTGGTATACCAGAATAAAGGAGGCATCATTATGTCTATTACTGAAATTGTAACTTTAGTATTAAGGGTTGTTTGTTTTATTCTTGTGGCTTTTATTATTCCGTTAATCAAACGGAAGTACAGCCAGAACCAAATTGATGATGTACTTGATAAGATTCAGACTTACGTAGAAGCTGCTGATCAGATCTTTGGCAGAGAACAAGGCGAAGAAAAGAAACAGTGGGTTCGTGGACGGTTAGCCGCCCATGGAATCGACGTTAATCTTGACCTGATCGACGCTGAAATTGAAGCCGCAGTACTGCTTTTACACAACGCTCTGAAAGCGTAAAAAAAAATAGGGAACTTTCGAACTGTTTTAGTCATTCGAAAGTTCCCTATTTTTATCTGTTATGGATAATTGCCAGTTACTGCGTTGTCACTTGGCGGCGTTTTTGATAATAATTTATTGTTTGCGTTTGAGATAAACGTGTTACCAACAAAGCTGTTCTTGTGGCAGTTGTTTGTTATTCTGATTGCAGGCAGCGTGCTTTCTCTGACGTTATGCATGGCGTTTCCGTTTATGCAAGTACCCTGTATGTTGCTGAATGCCATGAACTCTCCTTCGCTGTTCTTAAATACGTTATTGCTTATGATTGACGATCTTGTGCTCCCAGCGCTTTTAATCCATGAGTTTACAGTCTTTTCCGATCCAACCCAATACCCCGTATCACTTATGAAAGTATTACCAGTTATTACACAGTTTTGCATTCCTTTTCTGAAATCCATAAAGGGAAACTCTCCCTTTATTCCTTGTATTACGTTGCCAGAAATGTTCCAGCCCCACGCTTGATCATAAGCTCTGACCAAGAACCCGGTTCCATTGTCAACTGTGTTGCCTTCAAAGTGCAGTCCGTAAGCATGACCGCTGCGAATTATTAAAAAAGCACTGGACATGTTGTGTATCCTGCAGTTTTTAATACATATAGCTCGTTGATCATACATAGCAGGATGGTTATTGTTTGAGTCTTTCTCGTCTATCCAGTAAAAATCTCCTAAATAATTGGAGCTTGTTATTGTACTGTTGTATATTTCACAACCTCTGCCAGTTACAGAAAGGATTCGATAGAAGTTTTTAACTGAACATTGTTCAATTCTGATATCATAGTCACAAAGATCTTCATCTCTGGCTTTTAAGAATAATCCTATTCTGTGTTCTCCAGCCCTGCCGAAAAAACGTAATCCGGCAAGACGGAATAGCTGGATGTGGACATCGAACAGTGGAGTTGTTTTGGGATCTGGACAATTGGAAAAATCTGCGATGATACCAGACGTTCCCATTCTGTTTATTGTTTCAGAAAATATTCTTTTACACTGCTTATTGGTTATTTGAATTGTATTAGTTATCAAATAGCTTTCGTGATGCGACGTTGGAACAAACACATCATACCCGCTGTTTACTGCTTTTTGAAACGCAGCAGTATCGTCTGTTTTACCGTCTCCTTTTGCGCCAAACATTTGCGGCGTTACCATTTCGTTCATTGTTGCTTCACTTCCCACTTTAAATGTTGTTGGTTGTCACATCATCGTTTGCTCCCAACACAGTTAACATTTCATTACAGAAATCTTCATAGTCTAAGTACCCTAAAAGATCCATTTTATGCCTCAGCTCTTTAAACGATTCTTCCATTTGTTCTTTGTATTTCTTTTTAATAGAACAAAACACAACACAATATTTATATTTATCCGAAGTCATCGTTTCTCCAAACTTTACCGGAATTTTATTCTTATAGAAAATAGAGTCTCCAAGAAAGTGATCATCAATCATAATATCAAAGTACATATACCCGAGTCCGAATAATTTCTTATACGGATAATAATTCCTCATTAGCATTCCACCCCTCTTAACTTATTTTTCTTTTTCATTTGTCTTCTCTTTTGCTAAAGGACACATCTCTGTGCCTTTAAACATAGCCGCAGAGTACATTCCACCCTTGGTTAACCTGTTAGCTAAGTTTCTTTCGCATTCAACGTGTGAACATTCATTCCCGCACCATGTAATGTCATCGTGAATCCATTCAATAAAATCCTGACTAAACAAAAATTTCCCTCCTTTGTTGAGGACAGTATTGTCCTTTGTAAAATTTTTATTTATACTTATCTCCCAAAGGAGAGTGTAAGTATGAGAACGCGTGGCAATAAACAAGGATCAGTCTATTACCGTTCTGATCGTAAGCGATGGGTCGCCCAAATAGTTATTGGGTGGAAGCTGCCAAACAAAGAAGGCGGCTGTTTGATTCCAATCAAGAAAACTATTGGTGGATTTAAATTAAAAAAAGAAGCTCTTGCCGCGTTAAACAGGTTGTTAAACGGCGAAGAGCAGGAAGATAATAAACAGTCTTTGGATGATATTTTCCAGTCGTGGAAGAAATCATATCAATCTCGTGTTGAACCTAAGACTCTGAAAGGCTACGAACAAGCTTACAACTATTTTGCCGATCTGAAATACAGGCGCATACAAACTATTACAGCTGCAGAGCTCCAGTCGTGCATGGATAAATGTCCAAAAGGTAAACGTACTCATCAGCTTATGAAAGTTGTAGCCGGATTAATATGGGGTTACGCCTTCGATCTCGGTAAAGTTAAGAAGGACATAACAACAAATCTATATATCGGTAAACATGAAACTAAACCAAGAGAACCTTTATCTCCTGAAGATATTCAAAAAATAAAAGAAGCTATCGGAAAGATCCGATATGCCGATTATATTTATTGTCTGTGTTATCTTGGCTTCAGACCTGGAGAGTTCCTTGAAATTAAAAAGGATCAGGTTGTCTGCGAAACAATACAGAAGGAACAAGTATATTATATAGTAGAAGGAAAGAAAACTGCGGCTGGAATCAACCGTAAAGTTATCGTTCCAAAGCAGATACTGTCCATTATTCTTGAACGATTAAGCATAGAAGGAACAGAATATCTTTTCCCGTTCTATTATTTCAAACGAGGTACAACGGAACTGAAAGAGTTTCGTAAGATGACTGTGAATTATTTCGACGAGTCAGTATTTAAACCGATCAAAGAACGGCTTGACATAACAGGCAACAAGGTTCCTTATAGCGCCAGACACTCTTACGCCGACAAGCTAAAACACGCAGACGGCGATGTAAGAGATAAGGCTGCTCTGATTGGACATAGTGACTATAGTTTTACTCGCCAGCAATATCAGAGCAGTCCTCTTGAAGACCTAAAAACAGTCACTGACAGCATTGTTTAAAGGCACGCCACATTAGTTTTCCTTCAGCTGTTGAATTTCTTTGTTCAGATAGAACACAGCCTTCTCAAGATCTTCAGCTTCTTTTGTCGGATCTTTCAATCCAGCTCTGACAATATATTTAATTGCATTACCGCGACAAAAGTTCAGCTTCTTATCCATGATAAAATCTATACACTCTATTTTTCCTGTGGTGTAATGACTAGGATGATTTACAGGATCATTTTTAACCATATTTACACTCCTTTTACCAACACATATAAATACAATCTATTGGTATATCTCCGTTCCAACTCCATTGTAGATCTTGTGTAAGATATTGGATTATGCTTTGAAGGCATTTTAATACGGAATCCGTACTTCCCCATCCGTTATCCGGCTCGAGATGTTTGTACTTACGAACGTTAAACTGCATCTCGTGTATTCCCTTTTCAATATTAGGAATATAATCTTGTACTTTGTACCATTCACTTTGTTTGAAATCCCAGTCCATGCATTGCCTGAATATTTTTCCAACATTATAAGTCGGACTGGCATATTCTGGTCTGCCTATTACTGCGTATAAGTCTTGGTGGTCTGCTACTTTAACTGCAAACCTTATGTCATAACTCATTCCACTTCACCGCCTTTATGTCAATCCAAAGACGTTTATTCCAAAAAACAAATTTAGACAAAGACAAACAACAATGCTCGCCCCACAAATAGCAAGTAAAACGACAATGGGTATTAAAATCCACAACGCTATATCTAGTAATTTATCCATTCCCATCACCGACTTTCCTCTGCTCCAATGGATACATTCTTTGCGGTTCGTCTGTATCCATAATGATTATTCCTTTGGGCAATTTCTTTTCTACTTCTTCGATTTCATGCAAATACTTGCTTGAGTAAACGTATGTCACCGTTAAACTATAGCCATCAGTTGTCGGCGTATTCCGTCTCCACGATTGCGTTATTTTCACCTTCATCGACCTTCCCATTTCCATCCATGTGCTTCAAGGAATGTATCTGCTTTGTGATACTGTTCTATGATTGCTTCCTGCTCTTTCAGCCTTTTGATTGCATCGTCAAACAGAATTGTTTTCTGTCGCAAAAGTTCTACCGCACCTTGATACGCCGCTTCCTGCTCTTTCAGCAGGGCAAGCGTTTCATCAATCAAGTCCCACGGGGCATCCAATGGGTCACGGCTGAGAACCGCTTCCCATGCTTTGATTACCTTCTCCATGTCCATTCACTTCACCGACCTTCCTGCCTTTAAGGCTGAATCTTTGCTTCTCTATTCAGCTTTCTTCTTTCATTCCTTGCTCCAATTTTCTTATTTGTTCTCCATGATTTTGCCCTATGCCAGATATCAGAAAAATGTGAACGGGTATCTAATTTCTTATAGTGCGACTTCATTCCCACTTCACCGACCTTCCTGCCTTACGGCAAGCGTTAATCCTGCGATTATATTATCCCTGTACATCTCTAACCATTTTCGCAAATCACTTTCAGCAATATGCTTTCCGATTTCCTCAAGGGATGTGATGGTTTCAATATCCTTACGGACGATTTCAAACCAACTGTCCGTATCACGTTTTCTCATCGAGTAGCATTTCTGCTCAAGCTCGGAACGAACATATTCATAACTGTCATCATCATTCCATGATTCGCCAAGATAACCACCACGAATCAGAACATCCATTGCATCATCAAGCGTTATCATCAGACTCATTCACTTCACCGACCTTCCTGCTCTTGTGGATGCTTGTCACGCATTTTATGCTTTCTGTTTTCTTCACACCACGGGCAACCACCATGATTTCGGCACGTTCCATCAATGCTCTTACTACCCGTGTATGGTTTCCTGTGTTCCTTTCCATGCTTAATGGCTTTATCAAGACTCATCTGAACACTACCTCTCCGTCCCTAAAGAACTGCTCATTCCGTGAACCGCAATGTGGGCAATACTGTGACAGTTTTTTCTTCGGCTTTGTTGTACGGTCGAATATCTTCATGTGACATTCGGAGCAGTAGATTCCCTCGTTTGCACAGAACTCAAGAACTATCCAATGTCCTTCTTTTTCTCTTTTCGGAACAACGTTCATCATTGTATCAATAGACAAAATGCAATACCCTTCCGACAATCCATATTCATCAATGCCATAATAAACGTAACGGACAAGAGCATCCAATTCCTCGCCTGTGTACTTTTCACCGTCCCATTCTTTTAAACGGAGAATGTCACCGCTATGAAAGTTCCTGTCATTCTTTCGGATTTCAAAACGCTTGTCACCGCAACGGACTGCATCATAATATTCTGGCAGGATTTTCAGTTCATGTATCGTCATTCCCACTTCACCGACCTTCCTGCTCTTTAAGCAGTTCCTTCAACCGTTTCCAATCGTCCTCAAGAGCATGGTACATTTTGTCCCTATGCTCCTGCTCTTTCAGCAGGGCAAGAGCATCCTTTGCAAGGTTTGTTGAACACGCAAATCCCTCTGTGTCATCATTCCAATACGGGCAGAATCCGCATTTTATTTCCTGCGAACAACATTCAAGCCCATTGATAACCTTCTCCCTGTCAAGCATTTTAATCTCCTTCTATATTTTCTGTATCAATCAACCAGTCTTCAAATTTGTCCAATACTTCTTTGAATGTTTTGCCATTCCAGGAAATATGCCGACCATTTACAAGCAAGTAGCAGTGTAATTCAATTTCAATAAAAGACACATCTGTAACGTTTTCTGCTTCGTATATATTGTCAAAACAGATACGAACATCAATTGCCCCTTCATATGACTTATGATAACCATCATCAACTTTTTCTATGAGATTAAACACTCTTTGTCTTAATCCATAAAACCGTTCCCATTCTTCGTTTGTAAAAACTGTCATACTTGTTTCTCCCCTGTAAGTAAATTTATAATGTTATTACAGTATTCTTCGTAGTCGTTATTTCCTATTAATAACATTTTTGTTTTCAGTTCTTCGAATGCTTCTTCCATGTCTTTCTTATATTTTTTTCTTACTTTACAGAAAATAAATTTATACTTGTCTCCGTCTTTAGACCATTCTTCTCCAAATTTAACTGGAATTTGCCTCTTATAAAACAAAGAATCGACTGCGTAATTTTCAGTCGTGTTTAAATCTATGTAAGCGTAGTTGTTATAGAAAAATCCACCAAGGTCAATGTAATTCATTTGTCTTCCTCACAAATAATCTTCCGAATTTTCGAATTCATTCACCATGCATTTTTCACATTCTCTTGGAACGGCATCAATTTCCGTTACATCCCAATGTCCATCCGCCCATCTTTGATATTCCATTAAAGAACTCATCTTGTTTTTATGTTTATCTGTAAACCTAACAAGTAACATTTTATATTTTCCTGGCATCTTATTTACTACAAACTTAACAGGATGAGAACTTAAATCTCCGTTCCATTCATAATATTCATTTACGGCTTTTTTTAATTCATCATTTATAGATGGAATCCAATCGTTTTTCGGCTTACTAATAGTTGTCATTTTTAATCTCCTTTATTAAGTTCTGTTACCGACCAGTTACCGACCAAATAAAAACTCGTTGAAGTAAACTTCAATTACTTCAACGAGTCTATAAATTAAGTTCACTGATTTCGAGTCAGCCCCGTTATGACCTCTTCGATACCGCTCCACGGAGTTCCGCAATGTTTTAAACTTGCGGAAATTCATAAAAATTTATTCTGTTACCGACCGTACTACCGACCAGTTTTCCCTTCATACCAGTTGATAAAACCAACTCTTGGAATTTTCAGTCGTGTTCCGATCTTAGCGCATGGGAATCCTAATGCTTTGACATCTTCTTTTGCCTGATGCCTTATCACGTTAGGGTTACAATTCAGTATAGTTGCTATGTCTCCTGGAGTCAATATTTCTTTATTTGAATTTTTCAGTTCTTCGATAGTCATATGTCATCTTATCTCCATGTACTTTGTTATACTGCCAGATTATATTTTTTATATTCGTACAGCCGATATGTTCGTTTACATTTGTCGTTATAATACCAATCGTAAACTTTATATCCATTGTCTTTCATTATTTTCCATGACACATCCCAGAAAAACACTTCTTTGTTCTTGCTGTGCGGGTCGCAGTTTCTTATAGGCAGATTCATGTATGCATTGAATACATCTTCTGTTTTGGCTACAGCCACGCTCAACAGTCTTCCGTTTAATACGTATGCCTCTACCGTATAAAGCGGATACACCAACCCATGTTTCATAGCGTATAAACGTTTTTCTATTTCACAATTCTCCGCTTTAGATTGGTCGTTGTTTCTTTTCTTTCTCAAGGAGAATGCGTTGTAAACTCCTTCGTTTCTGCACCGCTCAACTGTTGAGCCAACCGATCTCCAGGCGAAACTTACAGTTTTATTTCCGTCTTCTGTTGATATGAAGTAATCTATGCCACAGCTTTTATCCAGCAGTTTGCATGTATCTTCGTTAACTCCTTCGACGGGATGTATAACAAGCTTCTGTTTCCCGAATAAGCCAGGTATTTGTTGGAATAGTTCTATTATTTGATCGTGCGCTATCTCCATGCACACCTTACTCCACTTGGAATCTTCTTCGTAGCTGCTCAAATGAATCATCCTTTACGCATGTTTGTTCTCCTTTGCTTTTTATAAATAATTTTTACCTATTAACTTTATGAATTCTTCTCGTATGTGGTTTTCCTCAAACTTTGCTTGGCATTCTTTTTTCAGTCTTAAGTTCAGCTCTTTTTCATACTGAGCGCCTCCGTCACCGCGATGACAAGAGGCGCACAGTCTTACTTTAAAATTGTTGGCTTCTGAAATTTTACGATTAGCAACTCCACCATAGATATGATGCCATTCCAAACCACACTGTCTGCCACAAATGTAGCACTCGTCTTCGTTACTCTGAAGTATTGACTTGCTCACTCTTCTCGATCTTCTTCTGCCAGACAGCTAACGATCTCTCAATTTCCTCCTGCGTCATCGTGGGGATGCCGAGAGCGTTACAGTCCTGGATTAAAGAATCGATCAGTGCCGCCATCTGACGGGTGTCGAACACTGAACTTCCGTAATACAGAGTAACGTTTGTGCAGTTTGGAAGTTTGGACGGCTCACAGTCTGCTTGCCATCCAAGCCCTTTGCGTTGCCACTTTGTTACTAAATTTTCTACAGCAATGTTCTTACAACAAACAGTATCGGATACTCCTCCGATATCTTTGATAGCATTCCTGTATACTTCTGTCTTTCTTATACCTTCATGTTCTGCTATTTTATCAATTAATGCCCAAGCTAAATTGTTGCTGTCCATAGAGCGACGCTTTGAGTGTTTTTTTATCTCGATGTCTACATCCTTGCCATACAGTTCATCGAAAGATTCTCTAAAGTCACCCTGGACAGTCACTGTCAGTTCTTGTGTTTTGTCTGGGTTAACTGACAGTTTTTTGAGTTGACCTAACATCAGTCATCACCCTTTATAATGTTCATAAACTCTTCTTCTGTTATATCGATATTGGTATGCTCTTCGATACAGTGGTAAATCTTCTTCATGATTTTATCCAACTCTTCACGGAGAGCGTCTGTTAAATTAATGTTATTCAATGTATCATAGGCGAAATTAGCGTTAATTCTGTTTGCGTCGATAGTAACGCCGTTCCCGTCGTAAGCGGGATAAGCAGGATAAGGTTCAAGTGTGACTGGATTTATCATGGCGTCACGGATAGGCGTTGTGACATACTGCCTTACAGGCATGTTGCCTAACCTGTCTGTGTAAACTAAATCGTAAGGAACAACTCCTCCGTCCGCATGTGGCGGCATTATTCATCACCTTCTATTAGTTTGAGAATGTCTTCTTCTGATATCTGTGGTTCTTTTAAAGAATCAATCCAATGTTTTGGATACTCAGCTTCTGACTTCTTATATGTTCCCCAGGTATAATAGCCAGAACAGTCTGTAGTAGTTGATGTTGACCAATAATATCCAGCATATGGATTTGAAGTCGAACTTGTTGTTGTATAATATCTTGGCATTAAATATCATCCACCTTTGAAGCTAACATGTCAGCTGTATGTGTCCACAGCACGTTAGGATACTTGCGGATAGCCATGTCAAACTCAGACCATTCTTCTTTTTCATATGCGCCCATATGGAATCGAATGCATAAAAGTTCTTCTTCTGTTAACGTAATAAATCTTGAAAGAATTATAACAGATTTAGAACCATGTCCCTTAAGAATGGTGTTCGTGTTGTATTCATAATGAAACTTGTCATTCGGAACAAGCATGTGGTTTGCTCCGGCAACATATTCTGTTTCATCATATACCTTTTTGTATTGATCGCACTTACAAAGATCATGAAACATTCCAATAATAAAAGGACTTTCTGGACGTTCCCATTCAAGATTGTTGTCTACAGTTAATTTAGCCAACCGTTCAAATACTTTTGCGCTGTGGTCATAAAGACCGCCTTCGTATGCTCCGTGGTATTTTGTAGACGCAGGAGCAGTAAAGAAGCCTTCGTTTTCAAGGTACTTCATAAACTCAGTATTGTCTGTTACAAGCCAGTCGCTTTCACTTGGAGCATATTCAGTCCATGTCATCGCGAAGTCTTCCATTCTTTGAATTTTAGTTCGTTGTTCCATTTTATTCTCCTATTCTTGTAACATAGCTGTTATGAGAAGACATTAGTCTCTTAATGTCAAGCATAATGTTTCCTCTTACATATACAGATGGATAAGCACTTCTGTTAAAGTCTATAATCGTAAGATTTGTTTCTTTGTTATATTTTACGTTGAGAATATGTTCAGCGTTGATTAACATTTTTTCTTCACTT